TGATAATAATCGAAAGAACGAGGACTAGGGACTGAAGAAGAGAAACCGTCAATCGGTCTCCCTAGGGTATTGCTTTGATATAATTTATATTGGTTATAAATATGTCAAACATTACTAAGAAGAACACTATTGCTAGTGTTACTGCGCAGACGATAAACGGTGCTGCAAAGCAAACCGTTTTGAGGTCGGACTCAGTGAGCACAAGCTCAACTGGAGTAGGAGTTAGGAAGGACGGAACTCGACCACCCAAGAAGGAAGGTCGGAGTAAGAAGAAGGAGGTTAAACCTGTTAGTGAAGCCATCCCTTACGGTAGAGAAGGGAGGATACAGCACAAAGTCAAGGAGTACGAGGCTACAATGCGGTACTATCTAGCTCACAGTGCTACGATCGGATCATATAAGCAGGAATTGCTTAGAATGATTGAGCAGAACCGGGACGCGATGATCCCAAATCTGCACGCGATCGTGATGCCTGGTGGACATGGTAAAACGCATCTCTGCACTCAGTACGGGTTCATGGACGTGGACGACTTGGTTGGAGGTGAGGACTTCTGCGCGCTGGGAGATATTCGTTACCGGCTGGTAGAGTCTAACACCATGGAGTGGACTGAGCACAACCAGAAGTGGTATAAGTGCATCAGGTCTACTCTCTTGTCTATGACATTTGACCTCCCCACTGTGGTAATGGTGCACAGTGAAGAGTGCGCCATATCGATCGGTGCTACTATTATGGGCGTGATAGCGCTAGAGGATAGTGCATTTGAGGCAAACATCAGGGTGAGGAAAAGGGTTGGTCAAGCCTTTTCCAGGATTAGCAGGCAATTTGTGCTCCATCGGAGTATGAATACTATTAACATGTGTCGAAGCAACCAGGAGGTGGAAGCCGCTGTCCTGGCGCTGTGCAATATATTGGAAGTGCCGGTGGCGTGTCCATATAAGTACACAAAACGCGTTCCAAATAAGTGGTACGGCCTTGGAGTCCCAGAGTGGCTACTCGTAGGCGATGTAGACAACAGAGAGGGGCAAGCGGAAGATGTGCTCAGCTTGGCGCTAAGGAAATTGATTCCGAAAGCCTGTGCGGACCATTTCTTTAATGCCAACTGCCCCACTGGGGTGTCCCATGGTTATGGAGTAACTATGTGGGAATGGGCTAAGATAATGGGACGGATAATGGGATCTATCCCAAAAAGGAAATTGTTCCATCATGAGGGGGATATGTTTGATATATTCCCACCAGACTCACAAGCGGAGCGTCATCGGGTAAACATTACACTGCGAAGGTTGATAACCGAGTGTAAGATATTGGATAACTCTGATACCCGAACAATAATGGAGTACCATGTGGGTGAGAAACATGTTTTTGTGTCCGGACTGATTTGTCATTGGCTTGGACTCGGATCACAGGTTGCAATAGCTGATTACATATATCCGCTATACTTGGTACCCCTTAACAGGTGGACTGAGCTATTAGGTGAGTTCCATAACTTGATAAGATTAAGTGGGTGGTATTGCACGACTGAGCTGAGTACTGAGGATAAACAAGCACTGATGTACATGAATATGTATACAGGATGGCAAATGTACGAAGCAGATTGGGAGAAAGTTGTAGAAGAGAGACGTGTCAGTAGGGATGATGACTTTGTTTCTTACGACCCAAGGACTGGAAGGTGGACAAGAGCTCAGTATTTGGTCGACTTTGATGTTGCCCTGGAGATGGGGTACTCTAGAATGTTCGGTCAGCCGAAGGCTGTAAACGTGGACAATTTTGTCCAGTTTTGGAAAAGGAGAAGGTCGTGGGTAGCAAAAGGGAGCACTGTACTAAATCAGATACCTAAAGAGATGCTATCCTATGTGCTTGAGTTCGGCGATCATATGTCTCAAAAGATTAAGATGAGACATAACAAAAAGAGTCTGTTTGAAAACCACGAAATAATTGGATTGTTGACGGATACACCAGAGACTTGGAACATGACTAAGTGCGTACCGAAGTTGAATGAAACAGGTAAGAAGAGAGAGTTGTTGCCTGGCACTCTAATGCACTACTTAGTGTTCAGTTATGTTTTGTACATTGCTGAGCAGCAGCAGAGAATAGGGTCAACCAGATTGAATGTGAATGATGATGACAATCTGGCATACTATGATAATAAGATGATAGCAGGGTTGCACCACATGCTGTACGATTGGGCTAATTTCAACGCTCAACATAGTGTGGATGATATGGCTAAGGTAATAGCAATGTTAGAGAAGATACCTGGTGTACCCGAGGATTATGGGTACTTCTGTCATGCTATTGCTGAAAGTTTCTATCATATGTGGGTGATAGACCCGAAAGGAGGTAAACACAAGATAGAGAAGGGGCTGTTTTCTGGTTGGAGAGGGACAACCTGGATCAATACAGTGCTAAACTTTGTTTATGTATCTGTGGGAGTGATGTGCTGTGAGAGAATTTACAGTGATTTCAAGCCTGCGTACTTTGACCATGGAGGTGATGATCTTGACGTTGCTTTCTATAAACCTCAAGACTGCTACAGAATGATGAGTGTGATGGACAGGATAGGTTACGAGGCAACTAGGATTAAACAAATGGTGGGATATGACGCTGAGTTTTATCGTAACACGATAAATGCGAGGGGAGTATTTTCAAGCCCTAGTCGCGCGCTTGCCAATTTTGTAAGTGGAAATTGGGAAAGTGGCGGTGCTAAGACACTTACTGAAAAAACAGCTAGCATACTTGATCAAGTAGCTAAGTTGGAGAGAAGAGGTGTAGAACCAGGGTTTTGCAACTCACTGATTAAGATGGCATTGAGTCACTGGCTTAAGGTGAAGATAGAAGACGATTGGTTCGTCATAAAGCCAGAGGTTGTACATGGGAAGATCGAACAAGGTGGTTTGGGTGTACCGGATGAATATGGTGAAGTGTGGAACCTAAGTAAAGAAATAACTAGACCTGGTGATAGGGCACTAGATGCCTACTTACCTGGCGTCTACTGTAGTTCAGACTATGTGGATGTAGTGGAGAGCGATTTGAATGCGCTCCATTTACAGTTAGGTGGTAAATCCAACTTGATCAAGAAGCTGGCTAAACAGAGCTACGATCTGGAGCAATTCCGAGAGAGGGCTGTGTTCGCTGACATGAACAAGATAGATACTCAAAAGGTAAGTGGAGAGAAGGTTATTGTGCCAATGTGGGACCCTAATTTGTTCGAAGAATTCCTGACGTGGATGTCTTGTGGAGGTGCAGATTTGCATCTAGAGAAGATAGACATGTTGAAGGAATTTGTAGGACACATTTTCCTAGGAGATAGGGAACTACGACTGGCAGACTTGATAGCAATATTTGTGAATGCACGCGTAAGCGAAGATGTAGTTAGTTTTAAGAGTAATCACTACTACAGAAGGCTGGTTCCGGATTTCATGGCCAGTGTAATAGACAAGTTCACCCGATACCACGGGAACATGTTGGATGTAGAGGTAGAGGAGATGGATAGGATATTTAACACTATATGTTATATGGTGCACGATATCTACGAACACAAGGCTTGATTATAGCCTGTGTGCAGAGCGCTAGCCTATAGCGGATTCGAATTAGGTCGCCCCATAATGCGTTAACTTATGGAAACCCGTTTTCGAAAGTATTAAC